CCGAGCTCCACACCGTGCTGCGCGATTTCGGTGAGAAGCGGCCTCTGCCTCCTCACGCGGGCAAAACCATCCGGTTCGTCCGTGAGGAGAAGTTGTCCGTCCCCACCTCTCCTACCCAGCTGTCGGAAGGCGTTCCTCCCGATGCCGTTGGTCTCACGCTAAACCAGTTTGAGGCCACGGTGGAGCAGTATGGCAACGTGGTTCGCATCAGCGACCTCGCTGTCCTCACTGCGCGTCATCCGATTGTGGCCCGCACGGTCTACATTCTGGGCCTGCAGGCCGCTGAGGTGTACGATCAGCTGATCTTCAACGTGCTCAAGACCACGACCAACAACTACTGGCCGAACGGCAAAACCGCCGATGCTAGCCTTGTCGCGGCCGATCAGCTGGCGTACAAGGACCTGATCAACCTTGACGCGCTGTTGAACACGGCGGGGGCTCGCCCATTCGTGGACGGCGACTACGTGCTGGTCATCGCTCCCGCGCAGTACAGCTCGCTGCAAGCCGATCCAGACTTCATTAAGGCAGCTCAGTTTAAGGCTCCTGAGAGGATTTGGAAAGGCGAGGTGGCGGAGCTGGCGGGCTTCCGCATCGTTCGCTCGAACGCTCCGGCGTTCGCCGCGCAGGGCGCAAACTCCGGCGTGAACTTCTATTATGGGTTCGCGATTGGCCGTTTTGCGTATCAAGTCACTGATTTGCAGAACCTGCGTGCATACGTCGTGGCACCGGGCGGTCAGACCGACCCGCTCTACCAGAACTACAAGATCGGTTGGAAGTTCGCGTTTAAGGCGATCATTACCAACCCGAAGTGGCTCATTGGCGTGCACTCGACTGGTGCCAGCAACGCTAACTACAATCCGTAATTGACTAAATAACGGAGGGGCGGGGCCATAACTCCGCTCCTCCAAAAAGGAGAAAGCAATGACGAAAGATACCCCCCACGTGACCATTTACGAGCTGGAGGACGGCCTTGAAGGGACGGGGTTGGAAGACCTGCGTTGCGACCTGCGTGGTGAGAGCAACATGGGGCGCAAGCTCTCCAAAGCCTCCGCATGGCCCACGTACGAGAGCATTGAAAACACGTGGCTGCGCGGTACCATGGAGGGGCTCGACGAGCGCAAGATCGGTTTCAACTCCTCGCCGCAGAAGGGCCTGACATCCAGCAAAGGCATGAAGCATGGCGAAGACGAGTACTGAAGAAACCAACAAGCAAACCTTCCGGGTTCCCGAGAAGGACCCGCTCGGTCAGGCTTTTCCGGGCATCTGGATCAATGGATTTCACTTTGAGCCGGGCAAGAGCTACGAGGTGGACTCAGTGACCTTCGAGTCACTGAATTCCATTCTCGATGGCTGGATGCAAGAATCCCTGCGCTTGCTTCAGCGCAAAGTGGATCTGAAGGCCTTGCGCCAGATCTTCGAGTCCCGGGGCTACTGGGCGGGCATCCCGGAAGAATAACGAAAGGAGGGGGCCGCCCCGCGCGGCCCCACATCTTTCACCATGACGTTGCATACCCCCCGTTCACTCGGCAAGATCAAGGTAACCACTCCCGGCACCCCCGTGCAGATCACCACAGACACAACGCTGCGCGCCGCAATTATCCGTTTTTCCGTGTTTATTGGTGGTACGGGCAAGGTCTATCTCGGCGTACAAGGAATGAACAAGGCTACTGGCGCGGGAGTTATTAAGGAGTTTTGGCCTACCGGATCGGGCGGAGCAATTGCAGACGAATTGATCTTGGAAGCACCCGCTCCAGAAACTTACGGCTCTTTCCGCCTGTCGGACTTCTACGTTGACGCGGACGTAGCCAACGAGGGCCTGCTCGTGTCCTACTTTGACGAAGGACCTGATCGTCTATGACGGCTCAAGACATTGCCGACGCTGTGTCAGTGGACATGCGGCGGCTCATTTCCAACTCTGGCACAGATCTGTCTGTCATTCTGGGTTGGATCGACCGCGTACACAAGGAAGTTCTGCACAGCTCGGTATACGCAGCTTTCAACATCGCGCAAACTACCATTTCTACTGTCGCTTCCCAGTCTGTCTATGCGCTGCCGTCAGACGTCCGCCGCGTGCGCACAGTCTACAACCGCACGCTGTCGCAGCTGATCCTGCCGCTGGAACCCACCGCTGAGCCCGCCACCGCTATGGAGCATGCCACGCCCGCGGTCGGCGGCCCGCAGGCCCCGGACGCTAAGCTTCTGACGATTCGCGTGCATGGCCCCTTCCCGCTGTATTATCAGCGTGTTGGCGGTCAGCTGATCCTATTTCCGGAACCACGGCTGGCAGGCAACAGCATTGAAGTGACCTACGAAAGAAACGTACCGACCATCACCAGTGCTGCACAAACCCTGATCGTGCCCGACGATGGTAAGGACGTCATCGTAGCAGGCGTAAACGCGCTTGCTTCCATGTATCTCAAGCGGAACGACGAGGCACAACACTGGTACGAGGTCTACCAGAAACTTCTTGGCGGTATGGCACAAACGTGACGGCGCAAGATATCATCACGCAGCTTTACGCAGACAACGCAGTCACCACCGTGCAAACTACGGTGCTATTGCAGCATATCAACCGCGTGATTCAGGACCTTGTGAAATGGTCACGCTGGCGCGTGCTGCGCTCGGAATACCACTATTTTCTCACCCAGCCGGGCGCAACTACCTACTGGATCGGCGCAGGCACACCCGCTGCAGGCACTGTGGATACCACGCTGGACATCTCGGATCTGTTCCGCATCGATCCCTTCTCCGTGATCGATGTTACCAACCTGCGCCATCTGGGGCGAGCCGAACAGCCTATGCTGACTGCGTCCCACACGCGGGCAGACGGGGCATACCGCTCGGGAAGGCCTCAGCAGTTCTGGCTGGATGATACCACAGATCCCAATCGCCTATATATCTTCCCTGCTCCAGACAATCAAAACACATTCCAGCCTTCTCCCACTTATGTACCCTTAGACACCATTACAGCTACAGCGGGCGGATCTTCGTCTTCACCCTACGGAGAAATTCCTTTCGGGGAAACTGCTTTTTCTGGCTCTGCTGTTGTACTATCGCCACGCGAATACTGGGTTACTGCAACATTCGTTGATGAGATGGGAGGAGAAAGCCTTCCCGCACCTCCACGGAAATTTTTTGTCAATAGTGGAAGATTGCTGCGTGTTTTCCCTTCGTTCTCTTTGCCAATTGAAAGCAATGATAGCAATGTTCTGTATGTAGGATTTCACGTTTATGCCGGTACATCACCCAATGCGCTCTTGCGTCAAACGCCAACCCCAATTCCATTCTCAAACTATTGGGTAGAACCTGAGAGCGGTTTATCAACTAGTGGCGTCTTGCCACCTTCTATTCCTACAATAGCACCACTGGGTGGGTACCTTATTGGGTTTCGGTATTTCAAGAGCATTCCCAGCGTACTCAATGTAGACGATCCAATTCCATTTCCCGACAACTATCTTAATGTTTTAGTAGCGGGCACAGGCATGTTTCTTGCGCGCGCTCTAGATCGTCCCGACAGCGTGATTGCACAATATCGGCAAGACTATTACGATGGACGCGTGTCACTTATTCGGGATCTCAATCTATCCCCGCAAGCGCGCTTTGTACGCCCCGATCCCGCAAGTATTCCATCTGCCATTACGCTTGATCCGAACTGGATAGCTCACTGATGCCATCGATTGCCGCACCTGCACCGGATCAGAACGAGTTCGTCATCATACCGCAGACGAACACTTACCAATACTATTTGCGCGCGTCCTTTTATGATGCGGGCCTCGACACCTTCACGCGGGCTCCCATCCAGCCACAAGGCGGGTTCACGAAGCTAATTAACGTGCAACCTTGTGCACGTGGCGTGTTAGAACGACGCTGGGGTTATGGCACCTTCAGCTTTACGACAGTCAGTGATCCATTCTTTCAAGGCGATTATTACAGCACCGGCACCAATCTCCGCTATTGGATTGTATCCGGTTTTACTGGTACTACGCCGCGTATGGATTTGATTTATGAAGATGGCGGCATAGCGGCCTCTTTTGTAGGCACCAGTTCAGCCTTGCGTTGGGCGGTTTCAAGAGGGCGTATTTTCGTTACTGATGCCTTTAACGAACAGACCAAATGGATTGGCGACCCTGCTATCGGCCCAGTACCGTGGGGTTTGCCAGCGCCAACGCAAGCACCAAGCATCTTGCCACAAGATGGTGGCAATATTACGTTGTCAGTAGGGCGACGCTATGCCGTGGTCTTCGTCGAGGAGCTGACCAACACTGTGTCGGACATCTCTCCTCTGTCTCCGATTACGGGGCCGCTGGACAACCAGAAAGTGGAAATCACGATCCCCCTCGTGCCACCCATCACCCGTAGTACCACTCTTCAGCTGGACCATCTGGCTCGCTACATTTTGGCGACCGCCGACGGCGGCGACCCCACAACGCTGTATCTGCTAGCCAAGATTCAGGACAACACAACCACGACGTATACTGACAACACGCCGGACACCGATCTTCTCTCGCAGCCCGTGTATCTAGAATATGACCAGTTTGGCAACCCCCACGGCGTGTTGTTCAATTCGCCGCCACCCGGCGGAATCTATTATCCAACGCATCACAACGGGCGCATCTTTGGGTCATACGGCCCGTTTCTGGTCTATTCCAAGAACCTCGACGAAGTTACAACCAGCAGCGGGCTAATCACGTCCTCGTACGAAGATGCATTTCCGGCGGCCAACATCCTCGATGTTTCCACGGGCGGGGATATTATTCGGGCCTTGATCAGCTACAACGGTGTGCTGTATATCGGAACGCACCAACACATCTACGCGCTGTACGGCGATAGCCCCTCCAACTTCTCCGCTCCACAAGTACTATTCAAAGACGTCGGCATCATTTCGCAAGATGTCGCCAAACTGGTTTTCGTCGAAGGACAGCCAGCCGGATTTATCTGGATCACTCCGGATTTCCGCGTCTTACAGAGCGATTTCAACGATTACGTCGAAATCGGCAAACCGATCTATCCATTGCTGCGTGACAATGCTCCCTCCGATCTGACTGCGATTACAGCAACCTACGTGGGCAACGGGCCATACGACCTATACGTCATCAACCTTCCCTACCCGAACCCGATGCAGCTTGTCTACGACTTGCGCGCTCGGCGATGGTTCCAATGGGAAATCTCTGGGGGATTCCGTTCCGTGAACTACGGAATTACCAAGGCAGGAGAGCCGGTATTCCTTGGTGCACGCAGTGGGCAGTTGTTCAAGATCGGCCCGCAGTTTACATCGGACAACGGAGTGGGCATTCCGGTGACCATCGAAAGCGTGTGGTTGCACTTCGGCGACCCCAGCGCTCGCAAGATCTTTAACGAAATCGACATCTCTACCGGGGACCCAAATCTGACGTTCGAGTTGGAAGGTATTGACACCGCCACGGGTTTCGACGTCGTGCATTCTATCGTCCCGCCAACCACCCCGCAGCTCGGCCCGTTTGGTACCTACAAGGTGTTCGTATCCGGATACACGATGAAGGACCATTTCTACCGCTACCGCATCGTGTCCAACGGCACTGCTCCCGTAGTGCTAGCAGCTATTCGCATGGAAGTTGTGCCCATCAACCGGTTATGAGACAGCGTCCGAAAGTTCCATCTGTTCCCCGCTTGCGAGATCCCGAGGCCAACCTCTCCCGCCTAAACACATTCATGCAAGAGGTCGCGCAGGCCATTGGCGATACAATGCCGCCACCCAAGTCTACCAAGCCGCGCACCTCCGCCGTGCCGGTGCCGCCGGACGCCACCAGTCCTCTGGCCGTGCCTCTGATTCCCTACTACCGAGCAGGCCACGAGCTGGATGACGGCACGTGGGTGACGGAAATGTATTGGGACGACCGGCGGGAGCGCCTGCTCGTAGACAACTTCGTGCTTGCACCGGACAAACGGAAAAACTGGGGCGGCGTGCAATTCTGGATCAAGACGCCCGCTGCGGTGGTTCCCGCTACCGGCCTTGCATCGATTGAACAGTTCCATGATGAAAGTGGTGGGAAGAAATCCTACCGCGAAACCATTGCCATTGAGCCCCAATTCATCCCCGCCACGCCCGAAACGTGGGAATTTATCGCTGCCAGCGCAGATGCTGACGGCAACATCTTGAAAGATTCCACCAGCGTGCCTCGCGGACCGCGGGTCGCCCTTGTCACGCTGCCGAAGGCGGACAACGTGCTGTCCCCTCAAGTCAGCGTGCAGATCCGCATTGACGAGGCTGGAGACCAAGTATTCCG